GCCGGGTTTCCCGCCATCAGAGCCAGCCAAAATGCGAGATTTAATTCGTTCCCTTAAGTCCGGCTTGGTGTAGGAGCTGTTCGCAGATTTTTCCATAAAACCAGAATCAAAACCTGCCAAAAATTCACCGACAGAAGCTTCAACCCATTCTGGGCCATATGATTTTGATTTATCGTTTCTGTTTGACATTTGTTTCTCCGATTAAAATAATAGGTGATAAAAAAGCGGAGAGGTGTTAAGTGTTTATTGCAGTCTTTGGCCGCATTTTAGGCAAGTAACAGACCACGGATATCGTCTAACCGAAGGGTGTTCGCATTCGAGCAGTGTCTTTGCTTTTGCATTAAGAACCTCTCGTATCCATGCAGACATTGTCTTCCCATCAACCTCGGCCGCCTGCCTCCATCGCTCCCTGACCTCGGCGGTCGTTCTTATGAGTACGGATGTGTTTGTTGGACCCTCGTCGTCCTTCTCTATCGGTCTAACGGACATATCGTCAGAATCGGCAACCGCCTTCATTGCAGCTTCAAGATTGCTGTCACTCATATTTGTCCTACTCCTCTGGTTCGTTCTCTACGGATACTATCTCAGCATCCTCAATATCTGCCTCGCCGAGCATTTGGCGCACTGCGCTTTCTGGAAGGACACCGGACATCCCCATCAACTGTAAGAGCTGCCTGGCTTCTGACTCTGGGTCAAATGTGTTTCCTATTTGTTTTAATTGCTCGGAGCCAGCAAGCGTAGCTTTTATCGTTTCGCTAGTTTTGTTGCCAACGTCCATTTGCACGCTGATATTAGTCTGGTCCATGCCTAGCAGTTTCGTTCTTCTGTCCATGATTGAAAGCACTTGCTGTATCGCCTTGAGGTCTGGCTCAACAGCAACTTCGGTCCCATCATCCATGACTTGCCTTCTGTGCTGAGTTAGTGGCCATATTGCCTGTTGTAGGCTATCCAATCTCTCAAGCTCAAGACGCAAAACCTCAGGGTAGGCCATAAGGGTTTCTCTGTTCATCTTTTCAAGCTGCCTAGAGATTGCTTTCGATACAGCGCTTGTTGTCATGCCGAAACGGCGTGCTATCTCGGAAGTCGAAGTCCCAGCTTGGCGAAGTTTGAATATGCGCATATCCCTTTCTCCAAGGAATTCGCGCGTTGCAATTTTATTGCTTTTGTCTTCGACCACTTCCCTATCTTAGTGAGTTATTTGTCAACATTCATGAACTCAATCACTTCGAACGGGAATATCTTGCCCCGTTTGATTTTTAGGGGCCACTGGCGCTGGTCTCGGGCGCCTCTGAAGTGTCTTACGTCGTATACGTACGGCTCATTGGCTGTTGGGTCGGGTTGCAAGGAGATACCAAATTCCGGCCAACGTGACCAAACCGCAGAACCAAATGGACGAAGCTCACGAGTCGTAACGGTTGTCCCCAGCGGAGCATGGTGCTCAAGCCATAGGGCGCAACCATAGACGGTTCTGATTGTGTCAAGATATTTTGCCACCTCAACCGCGATTGCTTCTGATGTTCGTCCACCTGGGTCAACAAACGATTTATACAGAGGCCCCATTACCAAAATATCTGGCTTAACACGCTCAATTGCTTCTTCTAATATCAGCCTGTCCTCTGGTTTGAGCAAGTCCATTCCGGATGGCTTGGTCAAGACTTCACCATAAATTCGCGCAACATGTCCACGACGCATCGCCTGTGCAACAATTGCAGAAGATGCTCTTCTGATAATTCGTTCTGGGTTTTCAAGGTCAACCGTAAGCGTGGTTACTGGTTTCATTTGTCCGTAGGTAAAAGGATGAACACCAGCAGCAGCGCAGAGCGCGACTTGTCTTGCAAGCATCGTCTTACCAACACCTTCAGCAGCAACAACAATTACTCGTTCTCCTCTTTCTAGTAAGCCAGGGATAACCCAGTCGTAAGACTCGTCGACCTGCTCCGATATGAAATCGTTCCATTGAACAAGCCGACCTGGGTCTGTTATTTGTTTTGATGTTGTTGCGGACAGAATCATTGACATCTTGGAGATAATTTGTCCAGAGCTTAGGTCGTCTCTGACGAAAAGGTCCTGAATTTTTATCAGCGCAGAGTCGTATATCGATTCTTTCTTTTCCTCAACTGGTTCGTTGTCGTCTTTTGGGCCATTCTCGATATTTTCAATGTTCTCGGTACCGTCTATGTATTCATGTGACGGCTCTGAAGTCGGGGAAAATGCTACGAGTGTCTCGAAGGTTTCGCCAGAAGCAAGATGGTCGGTGATGTCTTTTTTGTCTGGACAAATCCACGCCTGGACATCACATCCAGCATTGGTAAGAACGCTAAGCAATTTTGCTGCATGCTCTAGTCCGGGTGTGTCGTTATCCGCAATGATGTCAACCACTGCCCCAGCCAGCGCCTCGGTATGAATGTCCAACCAATGTCCGGCCCCACCTGGCATCGTTGTCGCAACATGGCCGAGAGCTGTAAGAGTGTCTACATCCTTTTCTCCTTCAACAACCCATATTGGAATCCCTGCTGTTTTGGCAGCGACAACCGCTGGAAGGTTGTAGAGAATTTTAGGGACATCAGTAAGAGAGTATGACCACTCACCATCTTGAATTGGTTTTCTCTGTCTGAAAGTCTTGACGCCATCCTGGTTTACGTATCTAACTTTTTGAAAAAGGAGTTCACCAGCCTCGTCTAGATAGTCGTATGAGCATACGAATTTAAGTTTGTCCTTGGCTATTTGCTTTGTCGCCTGAGGTTGTTGTTGTTTTTCTTTTTTGGGAAATGATTTTTCATAACTAGAATCGTTTCCGTTCTTGGGCATTATGTCAGATATGGAAAGACCTACCGACGCACATATCTCTGCAGCATCGCACCCATTCCCTCTGTGGCAATGAACGAGCACTCGGCCATCAGTACCCTCGCTGACGGAGAGGGACGGGTTGTTGTCGTCATTCCTGCACGGGCATCGAGCCATAAAGTTGCCACCGCTTTGACGCACACCGTCAAGCCTGTCTAGGAAATTTTGGACAATCAAACCAGGTGCATTCATTGTGCTTCTCGTAACGCTTTCTTTATGGCAGCGTCCTTGAGTCTGTAGTTACCCTTGTAGGCATACCCATTAGCATTTCTCCGACCGATACCTGGAAGGAAGATTCTTGCTTCGCGAGAGAGAATTATTCCCCTGCTGCTCCTGAGTAGCGCTCTTTCTGCTTCTGTTTTGCCACCCCATATGCCGATTGGTTCGTGTTTTAATGAGTACTCAAGACAGTGTTCCCTACTGGCGCACGAGTTGCATAACTCAATGGCTTCCTTGGCGTCGGTTTTGTATTTTTCCCACTGCTCGCGCGGTAGCCCCTTTTCGATTACTGGGAACCATTTGTCAACATTGTGCCCTTTGCAGTTCCCCTCGGCTGGCGGTGTATCGCAGTTTTGCAACAATTTGACTCCTTACGTCGGATTAGGTTTGGTTATCCTAGCGACGTCGGATGAAGAAAGAAATACCAGAGCGTGTTTTACTACGAGATTTCCCGAAATATCTGTTGCTACAATATCAATCGCTTCTAAGGGGATTTTAAATCTTGAGGCAATCGCTGCTTTCATTTTGCTTATATCGATTTCTTCTTCAACAAATTTTATATTATCGTCGATATTCGCAGGGATGGCCCCAGCCGTCAAGGCTTTCATCACGCCATCTTTTTGAACTGCACGAAGACACCATGCGCAAGCTAATTTTGGGGTTGATGCAGCACGCGCTCGAGTTTCTGTATGCCCGCATGAAAGCAGGTGTCTGTATTCGACTTTTCCCCATGCGCCTTCACGGGTAATTTGGACCACGTCTTGGCGTGGCGCTTTGCGATGCTCAGTTGTCACAGCCCACCATTATGGTGGAGAACGAGGTTACTTTGAGAGACCCTTGAAGAACTTTCGCAACCATTTTTTTACACCACGAGCATCGACTGACACTTGTGCTGGAATGCTGTCGATTAATTTCTCGATTTTGTCTGCGTGCTCAGCAATCTGCTTGGATGCAATTTCCTCAACAAAATCCTCCGCTTTAGCAAAAGTGCTTTTTGGGGCAGCTTTTTTCACAGGAGCCTTTTTGGCCGCTGCCTTTTTTGCAGGAGCCTTTTTTGATGTTGTCTTTTTCTTTGATGTTGCCATAGCCTAAACACTAGCAAACCCTCATCGGCTACGGCGCAACTACCTCCCCTGCCACAAGGCGGCCCAGCGTAGGCTGTGAAGGTGGAAGGTTCATATGACAACGATTATAGTAAAATTGCCCTTGCTATAACGGCGGCCCAATTAGCCAAATCTACCAGTGTGAAAGAATTTGGTATCGGAGAGGACCTCTCAATCAATTTCTTCGGCTGGGACCGCGACGAACTGGTGATTGTATGCCAGATGAGGCAGGATTTGATGAAGATTGACCCAGACGAGCGTTTGGCGCGCTGTGCGGAGCTCTGTGCTGTTCTGAGACGATACTGGGGCATATCATCAATAACCATGGTTGCCGAGGGGTACTGTTCTGCGGATATGGCAGAGACAGAGGGCCTAGCCCTATCCGACGCCTTTCTAGATGCCTCAAAGCCGGTAAAGGAGTGCATTACGGTCACCAACGTAACCCTTGATAAAAAGGCCATAAACGACAACGGTTTTGTAACAACCATTCTTGCAGTCCCTTACTCTTACGAACTCGGCAGAACCCTAAAGTGGTTTGACACGCTGATTTACACAAACGGCGGCGGAAAAAATTTTAGGAACTCTAAGTATCCACAATCAATGAGGCGGGCATTGAAGAACAAGATAGTTGAGGGTCTCCCAAACGAAGCCTACGATGAGCTGAGAGGGATAATAAAGATAAATGGATTCCACATACAGGAATTTTATTAAAGTATAATTATCGAATATGCCATTTTACGATAACTCCTACGACGATATGTATGGTCGTTCACGAAACCTTTTTGATAATGTAACAATTCTTCCTGCGGACAGGAGCCCGTGTCTCGTATGCGGCCATCCAACCGGCGATTGTGCAGGCAGTGATTCTTCACATACACGAATATCTGGGCTCGGACTAACCGAAGCCCTCAAGACTGTTCAAACATATCTAGTCGAAGAGGATATTCACGAAGAGAGACAAATAACACCTTCGATAAAAACAAAAGTTCTGTTGCACAAGAAGGGCAAGCAGATACCATATGCCGAAGCCGAGAGACTTGGGTTGATAAAAGACTGGTCAAAATAAGAGAAAAGTTACTACGACTTTAGACCCTTTCAGTATTCTCGGTTAAGTTAAAATCGATACCTACTCAAACCACTATCACACAGGAAAAATCATGACTTCGCTTGACCAATCGTTCGTAGATTCGTATTCTCAAAAACAGGCTCCATGGGGCTTTAATGGCATGGGAGAAATTGTATTTCTCCGCACATATAGCCGTAAGAAGGAAAATGGAAACAACGAGACATGGCCAGAGACTCTCCAGCGCGTAATTAACGGTGCGATGGAAGTTGGCGTTGAGTACACCAAGGATGAAGCAGAAGCTTTGTTTGACCATTGCTTCAATCTTCGCTGCTCATTCGCAGGCCGTTCGTTGTGGCAGCTCGGGACGCCACTTGTTCAGAAGTTCAATGCAACATCTTTGAATAACTGCTACTTCACAAACATCGAAAAAATTGAAGACTTCGAATTGCTTTTTGAGTATCTTATGCTTGGTGGTGGCGTCGGTTTCTCCGTAGAACGTTCAAAGATTCACGACCTGCCAAAAGTCAAGCTCGGTGTAACGATTACACACGAGCGCAGCAATGACGCAGACATCATTGTCCCCGACTCGCGTCAAGGCTGGAAGCGACTTCTTCACGCAGTATTGAAGTCATACTTTGATACAGGTAAGTCGTTCTCATATTCGACAGTTCTTATTCGTGAATATGGAGCACCGTTGAAGACATTTGGCGGTACCGCATCTGGTCCTGGAGCACTAATTGATGGAATCGCGGATATTGCGAAAGTAATGCAGAACCGTGAGGGTAAGAAACTCCGTTCGATTGATGTGCTTGACATTTGCAACATCATTGGTCGCATTGTCGTCTCCGGTTCATCGCGACGTTCAGCACAGATTGCGATGGGCGACCCAGATGACGTTCTTTTCCTTCGTGCAAAAAATTGGGCATCTGGGAATATTCCAGCATGGAGAGCAAACTCAAACAACTCCATCTATGCCGACCACTACGACGAAATCATGACCGAACTCTGGAAGGGCTACGACGGAACAGGCGAGCCCTACGGCTTGTTGAATCGTCGACTTGCTCGCAAGTTCGGAAGACTCGGTGAGACCAAGCCAGATAACTCAATTGAGGGTTTTAACCCGTGTGCGGAAATCGCACTAGCCGACGGAGAGTCATGCAACCTATCAACGATATTCTTGCCAAACGTTGATTCGCTTGAGCAATTTAAAGAAATTTCCCGTTTGCTTTACAAGACGCAAAAACAAATCACTCGTATGGCGTATCCTTACGAAAAGACCACGAACATCGTGAGCAAGAATGCGCGACTCGGACAGTCGGTAACAGGAATCCTTCAGTGTTCAGAAGAGCAAGTTTCTTGGCTATCGCCTGCGTACGAGTACTTGCAGGAGTTCGACAAGCAGTACTCTGCTGAGCGTGGATGGCCAGAGTCTGTTCGTTTGACTACGGTTCAGCCTTCTGGAACGCTTTCCCTACTTCCTGGAGTTACGCCGGGAATCCACCCTGCATTTGCTCCCTTCTACGTGAGACGGGTTCGCTTTGGCTCCTCAGACCCACTTGTAGACGCTTGTCGCAAGCGCGGATACAAAATCCAATGGGACATAGGTATTGACGGCAGAGAGGACCACACGCGCTACGTAGTGGACTTCCCATGCATGTCGCCAGAGGGTTCAGTTCTCGCTTCAGCAATGACCGCAGTCGAACAGCTCGAATGGGTTAAGAAGATGCAAACCGAATGGGCAGACAATGCCGTCTCCGTAACCGTCTATTACCGCAAAGAGGAACTCGGAGAAATCCAGGATTGGCTCTCGAAGAACTACGACAAGAGCGTTAAGTCAGTTTCGTTCCTGTTGCATGTCGACCATAACTTCTCCTTGCCTCCATACGAAGAAATCACCAAGGAGGAGTACAACAAGATGCTCGCCAAGGTTGATTTCTCAACTCCGTTGCAAGAAGTGACTTTCATGGGAGAAATAGATTTGGACAACTGCGCAACAGGTGCGTGCCCGATAAAGTAAATGGCATGCGTCGGTAGCTCAATCGGATAGAGCAACAGACTTCTAATCTGTAGGTTGTAGGTTCGAGTCCTACCCGACGCGCCATAATTAGGAAAGAGAAAAGATGGAATCGCAAAGTTTTGGTTTTGTTCGTCTCGACTCGTGCATGGCAGATGACATTTCTGTGGTCAATTCGGCGAGGGTTTCATTTGCCAAGTCGCAGCAAGAGATGGATGAATCCGCAAAAGGTTTAATCAACTTCCTCATGCGTGAAAAACATGGGACCCCATTTGAGCACAATGCATTCCGCTTTCATGTTAAATGTCCAGTCTTTGTTGCTAGAGAGTGGTTCCGGCACAGGATTGGCTCGTTCAACGAATTTTCAGCAAGATACAGCGAGGTAGGGGAAGACTTTTTTGTACCGTACCAAACCGATGTTAGGTCGCAAGTTGGAAAGCCTGGGGCGTATGAGTTTCATATGGTCCAAGAAGAAATTGCCGACCAAGCAATAGAGATAATTAATCAGGCAAACAGCAGCGCCTATGACGCATATAAAAAACTTATAGATATTGGCATTGCAAAAGAATTGTCAAGAACTGTTCTCCCGGTTGGTATGTACACGCAGTTTTACTGGACAGTAAACGCTCGCTCTTTGATGAATTTCCTTTCGTTGCGTCTATCCAAAACAGCGCAACTTGACATCAGGGGGTACGCAAAGTCCGTGGAGGCTATTTTTGCAGACAAAATGCCTGTTACGTACAGGGCCTGGGTTGAGAATGGAATGAATTGCCCCTAGTCGGGATTTAAATTTACTGCAATTGTAAGTACCGGCAACAAGACTTACAATTGCCATGATTCATCACGAGGGGGCATCCATCTAGGTGGTGCTGAAACTGACTCTGTCTACCCTCACTTTGGCGAGTAGCTCAGTTGGTAGAGCAGCGGACTGTTAATCCGCTTGTCGTAGGTTCGAGCCCTACCTCGCCAGCCACTAGTATTAGTCAAACCACGGAATGGTGGCAGAGAGGCTTATTGCACCTGTCTTGAAAACAGGAGTCCGTTTGCGCGGACCGGGGGTTCAAATCCCTCCCATTCCTCCACGCCCTTGAAGCATAATTGGCAATGCACCTCACTTGTAACGAGGAGAGAGTGGGTTCGAATCCCACCAAGGGCTCCAAATGGGGTAGAATACGTCATGCCATGGGCGTGACTATCTATAGAAATCAAAGAGTTGGAGAAATACCGCCGACCCCAATGACTTCAATGGTCGATGACTCATTAACCCCAGATAGCATAAAAGTCCTAAAACAGTATGGCTCCATGCTCGGGCACCCCGTTTCTTATTTGCAGGAACAAAAAGGCAGGCTAATACAAAACCTGCTTCCCGTAAAAAAGACCGAGCATCAGCAGATTTCGACATCGTCAAGGGTTGAGTTAGAGATGCATACAGAATCTTCATTTCACCCCTATAGGCCATCGTACGTCCTGCTGCTTTGCTTGCGTGGCGATGATGCAGTAGCCACAACGCATGCGGACGATTTTGACATAGTCTCAAAATTAAGCAACGAAGCCGTCTCCATCCTTCAGAAAAAATGGTTTACAACACAAATAGACCAGAGTTTTAGGTCTGAAGGTCAACCAGATTTGCATGTGAATACGTCAATACTAAGCAGAATGGGACCAGACAATGAACATAACTGGAAGATAACTTACGATTCTTGGTTTATGAAAGCAGTCGGAGACGGGTGCGACGACTCACGCCTACAAGCCGAAGGCGCACTGCAGGAAATGCGTGATGCCGTAAACTCCTCCACCAAGGATGTAATTTTGAAAACTGGAGATTTGTTGATTATAAACAACGACAGCACAGTCCACGGGAGAAGGCCTTTTGAGCCAAGATACGATGGAACTGACAGGTGGGTGCAGCGGATGCTTGTAGTTCGAGACATGCCACCGCCAGAACATTTTGATGGACATATGATTACGACGGTATTTGAGTAATGAAAGAATTCAATCCGTTCGGAATGGATTTCAACGTTATGTTCGAGCCAAGATACGACCTGTACCCTATTGCGATTTTCCAATCGAGGTATAGCGGGATATACGAAGGTGGGGAGTGGTATGCGATTGGCAACTTTGAAAGTTTCGAGGAAACAGGAATCTCCGAATACCTATTCGGCGGTGATTGTGATGCGGTTGAATTTTGGATGTCAGAAAAATCTGAAATGATTGGAGTCGGGAGCACTCCAGACTCCGCACTCACAAACCTCTATGAGAGGTACAGAACCAAGGGCGGTCCTACTCAAACATCTCCGGATT